CTCTGCGGTTAGAAACACTGCCGCTACTGGAGAAATTAGATACGGGCAAGTTGCAATTACCGAAAGTAATCAACTCTGGTGGAATCGTGATGATGGTGGTTCTTTAGGAACTTGGAATGAAGCAATAGGAACAACCACCGCGCAAACTCTTACAAATAAAACCCTGACATCTCCGGTATTAAACACAGGTGTAAGCGGGTCAGCCATTCTTGATGAAGACAACCTTCAATCAAATTCAGCTACAAAATTAGCTACCCAGCAAAGTATTAAAGCGTATGTAGACAGTAAAGTCAGTGACGTAACCGCTTCAAGCACAACTACATTTACAAATAAAACAATAACCTCCGCTGTGTTAAACACAGGCGTTAGCGGATCTGCTGTTCTTGATGAAGATAATTTAGCATCAAATTCAGCTACGAAATTAGCCACCCAACAATCTATAAAAGCCTACGTCGATAATAATCAGTCTGGTGTAACAGCTTCTAGCACCACTACATTTACCAATAAAACATTAACCGCTGCCAAGATTGTAGATGGTGGGTTTCTTGCTGATGCGAACGGCAACGAGCTTATCAAGATGCAGACTACTAGCAGTGCGGTCAACGAGCTTGAGGTTACTAACGCTGCAACCGGCGGGGCAGTAGTCATTGGAACATCAGGCGGTGACAGCAACGTAGATTTGACGCTGACTCCAAAAGGTACGGGCGAAGTCAACATTGCAACAGGAAACCTTAACTATTCAGGCACAGCGGTAACTGCTACCGGCGTAGAATTAAATTATTTAGATACAGGTGCAGCGGTTGGGACAGTTGTAGCGAGCAAAGCAGTAACTGTTGACAGCGACAAAGACGCTTCAGGTTTTAGAAATGTAACACTTACTGAAACATTGACAAGCGCAAATTTGACTATTGACTCAAGCACTTTTGTCGTCAAAGGAAGCACGAACCGTATAGGTATTTTAAATAGTAGCCCCGATGTAACTTTAGACATTGGTACGGCTACCGATGCGGTACATATGCCCACGGGATCAACCGGACAAAGACCGGGGTCACCCGCAGCAGGGTATTTTAGGTACAACAGCACTACAGGCGGGTTTGAAGGGTATACAACTGAGTGGGGCGAGATTGGCGGAGGTGGGGCTAACCTCACAACAAACAACTTTACGGGTAACGGTTCGACAACTGGCTTTACGCTAGGAATAAACCCCTCTGTCGAGCAGAACACGTTTGTTTATATAGACGGCGTTTATCAACAAAAGAATACTTACAGCACATCAGGCACAACTTTAACCTTTAGTACAGCGCCTCCTAGCTCTTCGTCAATCGAAGTGATGTCGATGACTGCTACGAATAGCATTGTCGGCACAGTATCTGACAACGCTATAACCACAGCTAAGATAGCTAACAGTCAAATAACTGTCGGTAAAATGGCGGCAAACAGCGTTGATTCTGACCAGTACGTTGACGGAAGTATTGACACTGTTCACATAGCAGATGACCAAGTAACCGGCGCTAAACTTGCTAACAGTGTGGACGTTACTACTGGTCTTACAGTAGGAGGAGCTTCTAACGGCGTAGCAATTACTAACGGTCAGATAGCGTTAAAGAACTCTGGAACAGTCTCTAAATTAGACTTTTACTGCGAGTCAAATAACGCTCATTACACACGCTTACAATCCGCGCCCCACGGTTCTTATTCAGGAAACATTGTTTTAACTTTGCCAGCAAGTGACGGTGATTCAGGACAGTCGTTAACTACTAATGGCGCAGGCGTAATGGCGTGGTCAACGATAGGCGGTGAATACAATGCCTGGGCAATCATCACTACAAACACAAGCCTAGCTTTAAAAGGTCAATACATTGCAAACGACAGCAGTGCAAGAACGCACACGCTGCCTTCTGGTTCGGCTGGATCTACAATCACAATTAAAAACAACGGGTCAGGTCTAGTAACTTTAGCTAGAACAAGCTCACAGAAAATTAACGGTGTTGCTGCTGATGCAACAATGCCCCAAGGCAACGCTGTCCAGCTAGTTTACGTTGATGGCACAACAGGATGGCTCGTCCTTTAGGAGAATAATATGGCAGTTATTGGATCATCAACAGCAATAAAATCAATACAAAAAGGGACGGTTACTTCCGCATTTAATACTGAGACAGACGTAACAATTAGCGCGGTGGTGATAGCAAAAACTACGGTAAACATATTAAACCAACCGGGATCAAATTGTTCTGCTCAAGGTGGTAGCTATTATATGATTGGTATCTGTGCGGGAGGGTATTTAAGCAGCACAACAAATTTAAAACTTAAAACTAACCCTAACCAAGGCTCTAACATTAACAGCAATAGTAATGTCGCTCATTGGGAGGTAATTGAATATGTCTAATTATTTGTTTGCAGTTATCAACCCTGATAATGCGTGTCAAAGCATTCTTTCTTATTATGAACCTTTAACTAGCCCGCCTGACACTTACATTCCAATAGAGTCTATGGATGCTATTGTTTTAGGCAGCACTTGGGACGGGTCTTCTTGGACGGCTCCTGTTGCTTCCGCAGGAAGATCTTGGCGAGATCAGGAGTTGTCTGGTTCTGATTGGATTGTTCCTCTTACCGACCACCCGCAAAGAGCAGCTTACATAACCTATAGAGCAGCACTGAGAGCATGGCCTTCAACATCTGATTTCCCAGACACCAAGCCAACATTAGGGTGATTTAAATGGCATTAACTAAAGTATCAACAAGTGTTCTTGCGGATGATTCGGTAACAGGCGACAAACTTGCCAACAACATCGACATTGCAGGAACGCTTGATGTAACAGGGTTACTCACGGCAGACGCAAGCGCCAGTGTAACAGGTAACCTAAACATCTTGGCTCAAGGTGATTTGAGACTACAAGACTCAAGCGGTGGTCAGTATGTTGCTATGCAAGCTCCTGCTACGGTTGCTGCTTCCTACACTCTGACAATGCCGCCAGATGATGGCGATGCAAATCAATATTTACAAACCAACGGATCAGGGGTGCTGGATTGGGCTACAGTTTCTGTCCCTCCAAGCGCATACAGCACCTGGCTAGTAAAAACAGCTAACTACACAGCGGTTGCTGCTGACCAGTTAGTCTGTGTTTCAAGCTCTGCTTTTACCATAACGCTACCCGCTGGTTCCGCAGGAAACACTGTCATTATATGTAACGCAGGGTCTGGTCTAGTAACAATAGCTAGAAACGGATCACAGAAGATTAACTCGGTTGCTGCCGATGGAACTTTGCCAAACGGGAACAGTACGCAGCTTGTTTACACAAACGACACGATTGGCTGGTTCCAAGTCTAGGAGAATAAAATGGCAGTATTAGGTCAAGTTGCAACAGAAGCATTTCCCCAACTTACAATCACCCAATCTATGACTTGGGTTCCTCCACAAGATGGCAATATTTGTGTTCATCTCGTTGGCGCTGGCGGTGGTGGGTTGGGTACATATGTTACGGGACGAGGGGGTGGTGGTGGCGCATACGGAAAAGTACCCATTTTGGCCGTAACAACTGCTGGCTCATTTACATTAGTCGTTAGTGCTGGCGGGGCTGGAGGAACTAACACTAGTGCGAGCAACGGAATTGTCAGTGGGGGCAGTGGGGGCGTGTCGTCAATTGCGGGTACAGGTCTGACTGGAACAAAAACTGCTGGCGGCGGCGTGGGGGCTAGTGCAAGCGCCAACGGTGCTGGGGGAACAATTAGTGGATCTGGTGAAAGTTGGGCTGGGTATACTGGGGGTCTTGGTAACTCAGGCGGCGGTGCTGTAGGAATATATGGAACCGGAGCAGCGGGAACAATAATGAAGACTGACGCTTCTGCCGGCGGCATGGGAATGTCAGGTTTTGGATATATCTGCGGAGGATCTCACGTACAGTCAGGTAATAACGGAGAGGCAGCCCAAAACTTTGTAACCATTTTTACTGACAGAGTTTTCCCTTCTACTGCGGGGGATTTATGTGGCGGTGGATCTGTAGTCGGCAATCAGGCAAACACGATTATTATGGGAGGCAATGGAGGTATAGGCGGTGGCGGCGGGTTTTCTAAAAACGCTGCTGCGTATAGCAAAGCTGTAGGTGGGCGCGGCGGTGATGGCATTATCCTCATTCAATACCTACCTTAGTAACCGGAGAAACTTATGACTAATTTATGGGTAATTAAAGACGCTGACGGGAATGTAACAAACCCTTGCTTAAAAGGTTCAGAAGAGTTTGTAGCGGCAACCTTTGATCACTACGAAGCCTTCGTACCCGCTGAAGCACCTACTTTAACGGCTGAACAAGAGGCAAGAAGGTGGAGAGATCAGGAGCTATGGTCAACAGACAAAGCTTCTCAAACTCCCGATTGGCCCAACCGCGACAATATAATTATTTACAGAGCGGCACTCAGGAATTGGCCCAGCACTTCTGACTTTCCAGATACTAAGCCGACTTTGTAGTATGAAAGGGCTAGATAAACATGAAGCGGAATGCGCCTTGAGGTTTAAGAGCATTGAAGAACGATTAGAGCGCGGATCAGGAAGGATGGTCAGATTAGAAGCTCTGATATGGGCCATGTACCCGTTCATGTTGGGTGCGGTTTTTCTTTCTAAAGACTTGTGAGTCGCTTAAATGCTTGGGGAAATAGCCGCTATTGTGTCGGCCCTCAGAGGCGTTCAAAGCGTCTTAGCTCAGATAAGCGATGCGAAAGCATCCTATGATCAAGCCAGCGAGCTTCTGGGAAAACTTGGCAACGCACAGGATCTCTTAGACAAAAGAGAAAAAAAACTAAAGCTCCGAAAGCCTCTCACTAACAAGCAATCGCTAGAGATCATTCAAAAGCAAGCTGAGATTAGCGCGGCAAAGCAGAAAGTCCGTGATCACCTGCTGATGTCGGGCCACGGCGATATGCTCAAGAAGCAAGAGCGCATGATGTCTGAGTCAAAGGCAGCGCACCATGCTTGGCTGAAGACGGTAGCAAAGAAAAGAAAAGAACGGCGACAGGCCATTCAGCAGATGACTACCGCCGGCTTTATCGTGTTCTCGCTCCTTACCTTAGCGGGATCAGGGTTTTTCTTTTACGGCGTTTATTTAGATCAAAGCCTTAAAACCAAAAAACAATTAATACAAGAAAAAAGAGAACGAGTGAAAAACTATCGGCAATGTGGTCGAGCAAAATGTTAATGGCTTTTTTGCTAATAGTCGTGGTTGACGGAGAGCTAGTAACAACGGATGACATGCTTTTTAGCGGAATTTATAACTGTAATAAATACGCCAACGCCATAGAGCGCGGCGAGTCAGGGCCAAATCGCAGCCCCTACATCTGGCAGGAAAACATCAGCGCGTACTGTGTCCCAAAAATGGTTGACGAAGGAACTGAGCTTTTTAAATGACAACCCGAATTCTTAGAGATCCAAAAGCAATTAAAGTAGTTGCTGAAGTGGAGCCGTTGCGTCAAGTCGTTATTGATATGTTTGAACTGATCAAACCTTTTTACAGTCGGCAAACAGCGGCGTACACCACCACGGGCGCGGCTGCGTTGGAAATCGTAGAGGTTGATTCTTCAAGCAGTGTGACAGTCTCGTTACATATAAGTCCAAAGGACGGAGCGCAAATTATTGTGAAACGAATGGGAACAGGAGCAGTTGTCGTTAATACGGTAGGCGCTGAAACAATTGACGGATCTGCCACTAAAACAATTGCAAATCGGTACGATGCTCTGCGCGTTGTTTATCTTGATGCCGCTTCTGAATATGTGGTGATCTGATGAGTTTTGAAGATTTTCCAGAAGGCGAACAATTTGGGCGGGATTTTTGG